CCTTATGCGCACGATAACGTATCTATAACTTTTGATGGTTATCACGATGGCACTAGCTGGAAAAGTTCAGATGCAGGAAGTAATTTTCAAATTTATAAATTAAGCGATGCTTTAAATTTTTATTATAAAAGTGGAGTAGCTGCAGGTAGTGCTATTACTTGGAACTCAGGTGCTTATTTATCTGCAACAAGCGGATATTTTGGTATTGGTAAAGGTTTGGCTATGAACGCAAATACAGACATTATTTTGACAGATGGAACTTGGACAGGAGAAAAAACTGCAAAAATTCAAGCACACGCAGGTCATATTTATTATCAGAGGGATAGCCATATATTTAGAACTCAAGCAGGTGCTAATATTTTACAAGTAGGAACAGGTGGTGTTATAGCCACAACAAACATAACAGCTTTTGGCTCAATCTCAGATGAAAGACTGAAAGAAAACATAGAAGTTATTGAAGATCCAATTAATAAAATTAAAAAATTAAAAGGTGTTAATTTTACTTACAAAAAAGATGGAAAGAAAAGCACAGGTTTAATAGCACAAGATTTACAAAAAGTATTACCAGAAGCGGTTTATACCGCTCAAACTATAGGAGATGAATTTAAAGGAGAAAAACCAGAAGAACATTTAGCTATTCGTTATGGCAACACAGTAGGATTGTTAGTAGAAGCTATCAAAGAACTAGAAGCTAGAATAAAAGAATTAGAGAATAAATAATGGCTACTCCGAGCTCAGGCGCTATAAGTCTAAATCAAATTCACGTTGAAGCAGGCGGTGTTTCTGGCACAGCTTGTACGATTAATGATGCAGATATAAGGTTAATTGCAGGTGTAGGTAATGGCGCTACTGCAAGTTTTAGCACTTACTATAACCGAGCTGCAGACGCTTCTTTTACTATGACTGTAGGACATAGAAGTGTAACTACATCTGGTCAATATTCTTCAACGACTAATGTTTGGAGGGGATATTGGGGTGGAACATTTGTATCAGGTATATCATCTCCTAGTGGCGGTGCATTTGGTGGTTTATCGCCAACAAGCAATTCTGATTATTTAGGTAATAATACAATTCAAATTATTCATACGACAGGCTCTACATCTGGAACTACCAGTCTTTTTGTAATAGCAGTCAAAGCAGTTGTGGCTAATAATGACAATGCTTTCAAAAGTGTAGTAGTTAATGGCACTACTTATAACAGATCAGGTCTTACATACTTACAATCAGTAGGAGATACATCATGGAGATTGTCATATACGCAAACAGCAGTAAATAATTCAGCGTTAGCTTATCCGCCTTTCGGAGCTCAAAACGCTTCTAACAGTATTGTTTTTAGAAGAAGGGTATGAGCGAAATAAAACTAGAAAAATCTCCTACAGCAGATATAGGAAAAACTCCTGATATTGATGAAAACGACAAATCCTTTAATAGATTAACTTTAAATGTTACACATCCGGTTACTAAAGATAATTGGTATATGGAGTACAGCAAACAAGATAGCGAAAGTCTTTTAGTAGAAAAAGAAAATGAAGTTTATGTTGAAGAAGATAATATTAAGTATTTAAAAAATCTTTGGGAAGCAGACGAATATAGTTTCTTTTTAGAGTCATCAACATTAGTACAGGCAAGTGAAGGAGATTTAGGAGAAGGTATTGAAGAAGATTTTACTGTTCCTAAAAGTACAAAAACTTATGATGAAGTGTACGTTAATAAAAAATTAGTTAGAACTGATTACAATATTGGACTACATCAAGCTCAACCACTTATAGATGAAGTAGAAAAAGTTTTTGGCAAAGATCAAGAATGGAAGGGCAATAGATTTAACATTATAGGTACTTATACAGCGCATGACGATGCGCCTTTAAGACCGCCTTATACACATGAAAAAACTTATAGTTGGTACAATGTTTATAGTTTGCCTTCGCAAGAATTATTAGATGAATTCAAAGTGCCTGATGTAGGTTATAAATATCATGTTTGGCACTCTATAAAATACAATACTGTTACTGCGAAAAAACAGTTAAAACTTGTCATTGAAGATAATGAATTTACAAGTAATTATCAAAAACATCCTGATACCTTTATTCCTAGACCAGAAGTTCCTATTTATTCTCCAAAATATCGTTCTTTCTTTTTTGCAAAAATATTTAATGAAGATGGTACAGAAGCAGATCAATACGATGTTTTTTTTGTAACTACAAAAGAAATTATGAAAAAGTTTTGTGAAGAAAAAGGTTTAAATTTTCCTATGCCAGAAAGTAGAGAAGATGATTTTGTTTGGATATATGGAATTGTCTATGATAAAAATACTTTAGAAATACAACAAGTTAAAGGATATGTTCGTTATCCTACAGAAGAAGGCGAATGGCTATAAAACTAGATACAAAAAAAATTGATCAAAAATTCTACAAAAAACTAGAAAAAGAAAAGGCGTTGAGAAAAGAATTTGTAAAAAAATTTCATAACTAAGATATAATTTAAGATTATGGCAGATACATTTACCACAAATCTAAACCTTACAAAGCCTGAAGTTGGGGCCAGTACAAACACATGGGGCGGAAAAATAAATAACGACCTAGATGCGGTCGATGGTATTTTTAACTCAGGTGGCGATGGAACTTCTGTTGGTCTAAATGTAGGCACAGGTAAAACTTTAAAAGTATCAGGAACTTTTGATTGCGAAAATGGAACTATTGATAACACTACTATTGGTGGCACTACAGCAGCTCCAGGCACTTTCAGCACCTTAACTTCTGCTTCAGTAGATATAAATGGCGGTGCAATAGATGGCACAGCGATCGGTGCTAATTCTGTTAGTACAGGTAATTTCTCAGGAGTAAGTATTAGTGGCACAGATATTTTTAGTAAAATTTATCCAGTTGGATCTGTTTATGTATCAACTTCAAGCACTAATCCTGCAACTTTGTTTGGCATAGGTACTTGGGTTTCAATAGGATCAGGCAGAGTTTTACAAGCTATAACAAGTGGCACAGGTGGTACAAATGCCGGTAGTTCTTCTAAGACAGTTTCTATATCAATAACTTCTACTGGAACTTTACCTAATCATGTGCATCAATGGTACGATGGAACTAGAGGTGGATCAGGCTCTACTATTGACTTTTTTACAGGCGCAATAAGTGGTAGTTTCAACTCTGCCGGAAATGCACAAAACTTTTCTGGCGATCCAGATACAGGTAATTATTACACCGCAAATCCAACTAGCAATCCAAGTATTTCAGTTAGTGGTAGTGGCTCTAGCACAGTAGATACAACACAAGCTCATTTTACAGTCTATATGTGGTACAGATCGAGCTAGAGGTGGCAAGATGGCTTTAGTAGAGATTACACCACCTGCCGGTATAGTAAAAAATGGTACAGAATATGCTAACAAAAATCGTTTTGTTGATGGCGATTTAGTTCGTTTTGAAAATGGCTACTTAAAACCTTTAGGTGGTTGGACATTATTTAGACAAAATCCGGTTGGTACTTTTTTTTCTGCTACAGCTACAACAACCGCATCTAGTTCAACTTTAACTATTACAACTTCTTCTGCGCATGGCCTATTAGCTAATGCAAAAATATTTTTAGAAGATTTTGTTGCAACAGGTGGTTTAACAGCAGCTCAAATAAATGGCGAATACACTATAGCTAGTGTACCTTCTACAACAACTTTTACTGTTACTTCTAGTGGTACTGCAAATGCAACAGCTACTTCAGCTTCAGCTAGAGTAGTTGAGCCTGCTGTTCCAATAGCCATGTATTCTTATAAAGCAAATAATGGCGAAGAAGTTTTAGCCATTGGCACTAGGTCTGGAGTAAATCTTTTATATAACAATGTTTGGTATGATATTACACCTGTTGGTTTTGTAGGGGATGATGTTATTACGTCTTTAGGTTATGGTGCATATCATTATGGCGTAGAAGATTGGGGAGATGCTAGAAGTCAATCTGGTATTAATTTTGATACTAAAAGTTTTTCTTTTGATAACTGGGGAGAAGATTTAATTTTTTGTTTTCCTGCGGATGGCAAAATATATCAATGGCGACCTAATACTGCTACAAACAATCCTGATTCAATAGCGACTGCAATTTCTGGTGCGCCTACAGGTTGTCAAGGAATAATAGTTAGTAATGAAAGGCATTTGATAGCATTGGGATCTAGTGGCGATCCTAGAAGAATAGCTTGGTCTGATAGAGAAGATAATACTACTTGGACTGCTTCTGCAAGAAATACAGCAGGAGATTTACAAATTCCTACTGGTGGTAAAGCTAACTATGCAAAGAAATTTGGCAACGACATTATTATCTTTACTGATGTTGGTATAAACAAGTTGTATTATGTAGGTAATCCATTTGTTTATGGCATACAAGAAATAGGGGTAAATTGTAAAGCAATAAGTCCTAGATCAATCGTATCTTCAGGTGGTTTTTTGTCTTGGGTAAGTGAGAATTCATTTTTTACTTACAATGGACAAGTGCAAGAACTTAAATCAGATGTGCATGATTTTATCTTTGACAACATACAACAAAATACACAACAAGCAACACATGGCGCACATAACATAGATTTCAACGAAATATGGTGGTTTTTTCCGGTAGGAGATACAGACCAACTTACGCCTAACAGATATATTATTTGGAATTATTTAGCAAATGTTTGGAGTATTGGCGAACTAGATAGGGGTACTTGGATAGATCAAGGAGTTTTCCCTAATCCTCTTGCTTGTGATAAAGATGGTTTTGTTTATGAACATGACAAAAGACCTTTGTTTAATTCGCCTGGTTTAGGAACAAGAAAACCTTTTTGTCAAACAGGCCCTTTAGAAATAGGAAATGGGGATCGTGTAGCTCAGATTAATCAAATCATACCAGATGAAGAAACAACCTCTTTACCTGCAATAACTTTAAGTTTTACTGGTCGTTTTACGCCATTAGGCGCAGAAACAAATTTTGGCAGTTTTGCATTTAATAGCGATGGTTATACTGATGCTAGATTTTCTGCAAGACAAGTACAAATGAAAATTGAAGGCTCAGTTACGCAAGATTTTCAAGTTGGAAAGATTAGACTTGATGTGCAACCTAGAGGTCGCAGATGATTGATCCGGCTAGTAAAAATCAATATATTCAACTTGTAACTAACGCTCAACTTGATGTAACTGGCACTTCTTCTTTAGAAACAATTTACACCGCACCAAGCGGTACAGACTTTGATTTTGCAATTATTGAGTCTATTTTAGTAGGCGATGATAATGGACAAGCAACTACAGCAGATATTGTTGTAACAACAGGTGCTTCTAATCATTATTTATTTAAGCAAAAAAATATAGCAGCAAATGAAACAATAGAATTACTTAGTAGAGATTTAGTTTTAAAATCTGGACAAATTCTTAAAATACAAGTAAGTCATGCAAATATTAATGTTTTTGTAAGTTTGGTTGAATATGCAAAAGGCGATTAAAGAAGAAGATTGGAAATATCATTGGGAATATTGTAAGCAATTTATTGAGCCTGCTTTAAAACATCAAGATTCCTATACAATAGACGACATAGAAGATAAAATAAAGAGTGGATATTTCCATTTATGGCCTGGCAAAGAATCGGCTTTTGTAACAGAAATTGTACGTTTGCCACAAATAACTATTATGAACTTAATGTTTTGTGGCGGTAATTACGAAGAATTAGAACAAATGTTAGATTCAATAGAAAAATTTGCTAAAGCTATAGGCGTTAAAAGGCTTTATGGCGGTGGTCGAAAAGGTTGGATTCGCAAGATTAAACATCTTGGTTTTCAAGAAGAAAATTTAATTGTTAAAGAATTATGAGCGCAGGAAAATCAAAAACATCTGAAAGATCGTATGTTCCACCTTTTTTACAAGACCTTTACGATAGGGTTTCTGAAAAAGGTTTAGAAGAACTGCCATTTACTCCTTATTCTGGTCAAATGGTTGCCGGTCTAACACCAGAT